ATCGACACCGATGCCGACCTTGCCAGAGGCAGCGCCGACTTGCTCAGCATCATCGGGGAAAGACACAGCAGGACCACCTTGGATATACCAGCTAGCGCTGTCACCCAAAGCATTTTCATAACCCACGTGGTTCTCCAACAAAGCACCTTGGTAGTCCTCACCGGACCAGCCTTGGTTAGCTTCAACATTCACATACACACCTGCAGCAGCAGGCAGTGCGAAAGCAGACACCGCGAGGGTGGAAAGAGCGATTCTGTTAAACATAATGAGTGGTTATTTTTTTGCGGTTTTTGCAGCACGTTTGAAATTTGATTTAGTAGGAGCACCTTTGCTGCCAGGCTTCCTCATTTTTTCTCCACTGCCTTTAGCAATGCGCTTGCGTTTGGCGTGGATGTTTGCGTAGAGACCTCGTTTAGCCATCTAACATTTCCATTTGCGTAGTGCTAATGCCTTACGGGTAGGCTTACCGTTCTTACGCATAGGTCCTTTCACGCCTTTCATACGAGCGCAGAAGGACCGCTTGCGAGGACCGCCACCAGGCTGGGGAGCTTTAAGGTTTGAACCAGTCTCCCGGTTATATTTTTTTCGACCGGCAGCAGTCAAGCCGCCGGAACGTGATTTGTGTTTGCCAATCTTTAGACTTACACTTTTATTTTTTGTAGCCTTTGCCACCTTTCTTGCCTCCGCAAGATCCTTTCCTATTCATTACCAAATACCAGGAATAAGTTGACCAGTAACTGCGTACGATCCAATCGCAGCAATCACGCCGAGCATGGCAAGCCTGCCATTAAGACGCTCGGCTTTCTCATTATGTGGGACAGAGTTCTCGTCGATGTACATACGTGGTTCAGTGGGCCAGATTTGGGTGTCGTTCATTAACCGATAGCGGGTGAAGTAAGTGCAACAGGAGTGGACTCGGCAGCAGCCAGGTCGAGGGGGAAGTTGTGAGCGTTACGCTCGTGCATCACTTCCATGCCGAGACCGGCACGGTTGAGGATGTCAGCCCAAGTGTTGATGACTCTGCCATCAGCAGCTTGGATGGATTGGTTAAAGTTAAAGCCGTTTAGATTAAACGCCATAGTTGATACGCCAAGAGCAGTAAACCAAATACCCACGACAGGCCAAGCAGCCAGAAAGAAATGAAGGCTGCGAGAATTATTAAAGCTAGCGTACTGGAAGATAAGGCGACCAAAGTATCCATGTGCAGCGACGATGTTATAGGTTTCTTCTTCTTGTCCAAATTTATAACCTTGATTTTGACTTACATTTTCAGTCGTCTCTCGAACTAGCGAGGACGTAACAAGCGAACCGTGCATAGCTGAGAACAGCGACCCACCAAATACACCAGCAACCCCCAACATGTGGAAAGGATGCATGAGAATATTGTGTTCTGCTTGGAACACAAGCATGTAGTTGAAGGTACCTGAAATACCAAGTGGCATACCGTCAGAGAAGGATCCCTGACCGAAGGGGTACACCAAAAATACGGCGGTAGCGGCCGCGACCGGTGCTGAGTATGCGACAAAGATCCAGGGCCTCATACCTAGTCGATAACTAAGTTCCCATTCGCGTCCCATGTAAGCGAAGACACCAATGAGAAAGTGGAATACGACGAGCTGATAGGGTCCGCCGTTGTAGAGCCATTCGTCGAGGCTGGCTGCTTCCCAGATTGAGTAGAGATGTAGTCCGATTGCGTTGGAGCTTGGTACGACTGCTCCAGAGATGATGTTGTTTCCATAGAGTAGAGACCCTGCTACGGGTTCACGGATACCGTCGATATCAACGGGAGGTGCTGCAATGAATGCAACGATAAAACAAGTGGTTGCTGCCAGTAGACAAGGAATCATGAGGACACCGAAGTGTCCTACATAAAGCCGGTTCTCAGTGCTGCTAACCCACTCAACATAACTATCCCAAATTGACTTGGGACGTTGTAGTGCGATAGTAGCTGCCATTTAAAAATTAAAAATCTACGTTTGAACGCTCAAGCTTTTGAATTACATCCTGCCTATAAGCAGGGTCATTGTCATAACGTGGGTCAGCCATTGCTTGGACCAACTCAGCTTGAGATCGGAAGACTGAGCCACCTTGTGTAGGGGCTTTACCTTGCAACATGGTGCCTTCCTTACCCATGTTGGCTTCAAAGATTTGTTGAAGCCCAGCAACAGCCATCTGAATTGCAGGGCCGTTGCCGGATTCTACGAGCGAATCAAATCCTTGAATGTAATCCTCTGAAAGATTATTAGCCGCCCAAGAAATAATTTCCTGGTAGGTCTCTTCACCTCCAACGGATTCTTTAATGGTATTGACTTGATCTTGTGAAAGATCGACAGCTTCAGTTTGCTGCCCAAGGAACTGGTCAACTACTTCACGATTGAAACCAGCTTTCTCTAGTTTTGCGTAGTGCTCATCTGCGAGTCCACCGTTTTCATCATAGAAGTTACCCATTTCGTATGGGTCAATACCATTGTCTTGGAAGATGGAGGAAAGGTTTTCCCCATAATCTTCCGAAACAGTTTCGTAATTTACTGAGCCATCTTCTAGATAACCAGAAGTCTCATCATCAGTAGCTTCCTCTTGCTGAGGTTCTTCTGCTTGAGGTTGTCCTTCACCCATCTTCTGTTGAAGTTCGATGTAGGCTTTCTCTAGCTCTTGTGCATTTTTATATTTGCCAGCGAGCATTGCATCTTGATCTTGCTGTAGAGATTCGCCTACAGCTAGAGAGTCTTGCTCTTCTGGAGTCAAAGCCCCAGCATCAGCCGGGGTCTCATTCATGGTGAATTGTTCAGGCATCGGTGGGAGCACCTTCTAAGATTTCAGTATTTTTTGACGGGTCCATCATTGGAGCAGAAGCAAGCTGACCCATTTGCTTGGTCATCTCCATTTGCTGCTGATCTTCCAGCATGTCATCGTCTTCACCTTGTACCTCTTCTGGAGTCTTGACGAGGTTTAGATAATCAATACCTTGAGCTGCAGCAAGACGCTTAATAGCTTCATTAGGTACGATGTATTTCATCAATGCTTCAGGACCCAGCGTTTGTGCAATCGTTGTGATGAATGCAGTAAGGCTTTCGCGGTCCTGACCACGGCCAAGTGCATTAACACCAGCGACGATCTGTGGACGTACAAGGTTTTTATCGATCTTGGGTAGTTCGTTTCTACGTTGCAACACCAACATCACACGGTTCAGATAAGGAACCAAGAACTCAACAGTGAGTAGGCTGAACAGCCCACCAAGTTGTTGCTCTAGTTCCATCTGAGTCATACGAACTTCCTCAGCGGTAGTTCTTTCTGACTGACGGATGTTGAGTACAAGGAATGCATCAGATATACGGCGCTCAAGTGTGGCTGCCATCTCTTGTGCAGTACGGAAGTCGCCTGTCTTGCCACCTGTAGTGACAACAGCGACGTCATCGGGGCGACCTTGAATGATCGCACCAGTGCCTGCGTTCGCCAGGGAGGCAGGCTTAGTAGTGGATGAAGGACTAACTAGGAAAACAACTTTCGCCATAGCTGCAGAGCCTTCTACCATTGCCTGAGACAATGATTCAAGAGACTTCAGATCTCCGAAGAACTCTTCTACTCTGCCGCGTCCGTAGTCTTCCCCATCAACAGTATTGAATCGAAGGACCAACCAAGGACTAGCACTCTTAGGTGCTGAACTTTGGGACTTAGGAATAACTTGATCGTATGCTTCCTGATGCCACTGCCAGCGACCGGACTTGCTATCCAAGTAAACGTAGGTGTACACCTCAACGTCGTCCGTCTGCATATCATCTCCCGAGTAGTCATTCGGGATGTTTGGTAGATCAAAGTCCACCAGCTTTTTGTTAACTAGTTCCTTAGTAACAATCTCACAGACGTTACCATTACCGTCACGGCTAACTACGAAACGGTTGAGAGGATAGTGCTTGAGCCCATCCTTACCCATATAAATCAAAGCATTACCACCAACAATCAAATGCTTGAGTGCTTGGTGTACAACTACACGATCACTAGATGCATTAACGTAGTCCATGATCATTCTCTCCATCTTGGAGAAAGAAAGATCAAGTTCACTACGAATCTCTACCGGCATCTCTGTGCCGATCTTGTCATCACGGATCTGTAGTTTGAAGAACGTGGTTTGGGGCGGTAGCAAAGCCAACATAAGTTTGGCTGCCAATGTCACTACCGCTTTAGAACCAACGGATTGCCAAGGGGTGATCAGAGTCTTAGGACCCTTGGCACTGTCGTCATGCTTGATTAAATACGGCAAGGTGAGTTCGGAACACCTCACTGCGGTCATCAGATACTGAGATCGATCACCAGAGAGACGTTCATAACGCATCTTTGCCGTAGGTTTAGCCAAGGTTCAGACCACCCCCACGGCTAGAGGATGGGACGTTCACTGCAATACGCAGAGAACCAGTACCGCGCTTCCGATAGTTAGCAGCAGTACGCTTAGCGGAACGGCGCTGACGCACACGTCCACTGGTTTGACCCTGCGGACCCACGAGAGGTTCGGGGGCGCCTACGGGTTCGGGTGCCTTTTGCACAGGTGCAGGGGCTTGTCGCGCCACTGGTTGGCTAGACATAGCCTGACGCAGCGATGCGTTGTATTGATCTTGCATGCGTTGGCGCTCTTGCGCTGCACGTTGAGCAGCACGGCGAGCTTCGCGGCGAGCCCTACGGGCCTGGCCTCCTCCTCCACACATAGTTAAGTCTCCTGTTCGAGTCTGTTAATTAGATAAGAAATGATTGACTGTTGACCAGCATCAAACATGATGTTTGTCATGTCAGTGCCGGGTTCAATAGCCAGAGGTGGAAATGTCTCCTGCAATTCTTCGATAAGTTTTCGATTAAAGGGTGGGCCAAAGAGGCTCTCTAACTCACGCATATTGTGGGAGGTTTACATTGTTATGTTCAAAGAACGCTGGCATCCGCGCAGATCGTGTCTGAGAAAGTTCGGGTGCCTTGCCTTCATACATAAGTCGATCGCTGGAATCCAGCCAGAATTTTTTGTCCAAAAACTTATCGGCTGATTTGCCGAGAGGTTCAAGGACCCAATTGATGGTGGCTTTACGCAGCTTATCTAGTGAAGGCGATGCCGTGAGGTTTAACTCACGACACACCAAACTATTAACCGCTACGTGTACTTGTTCGTCTCTACTGATATCAGCGCTGACAGTTCTCATACCGGCGTCACCATTAAAACGCATGAAGGGTAGTAGTACGAAAAAGATCGCACGTTCAGCGACCATGGCTTTAAGAACAGTGTGATCTGGGTGTGCAACCCAGGCATCGCGTAGCCTTTTGGCTTCCGCCTCAGCTTTCGCATCAACACCCCAAGCATCGGTGATGTAACCGAGAGCAAGATCGTGTTTGATTTCGTCTTGAACATTCGAGGTGAGAACTTCACGCGCTGCAGGCGGAACTTCACTATTGAGGGCATCAGATATAAAATCTCCCACTGGTAGTTCCATGTGCCGGATAGCAAGAGCTCGGTAGATTGTCTCTTCCGCGCCAGTTCTTACTGATCCCTTTGTAGTAGCAACGGGGGTCCAGGTACGCTTTCGTTCTAGGAGTGTTTGATAAGGATTTGTTGTTTTCATTCTTGGCAGTCGCAGGTAACGTCATTTAGAAGTTCCTCCAGGTAAGTGTCCACATCTGCGTCATCAAGTGCTGCATATACATTTGACTTGTCTTGCGTGTTCCCCATAACTTGAAGGCTATAATATAAAGATGTCTGGGGCGAGCTCAGCCACTCTGCAACGAATTCCTCATCGTAGGTTATTACGTCACTCCAAGAGTTGAACGAATAGCCGTGCAGAAGTCCAGTCCTATCTAGCATTTTCATAAGTTCGTCAGCTACCTTTTTATAGGCATCCCAACCAACTTCAGAGGCAATCTCTACCTCTCCATATTCATAAGTTTCAACACCGAAAGTACCGCTGTCACGGTCTACGGTTCGGCCGACAGGTGGAGCAATCTCTGGTGCGCAGGTGAACCCGTCAAGGTCCAAACTGCGGTAACTGCAAGATGCAGTCGGAGCAATAGCAAAGGCACGATCCATCTTGTGGGCTCGTGCAACCATTGCTGCTTGTTCGATACCCAAATAGAATTGAGTAGCGCAATAGAAAGCGTGGCTATCACCAACGCCTCCATTATTTAGTTTTTCAAGTGCATCACCAAACTGTTTGTAGGTGATCTTTTCACGTCGCAGGAAGTTTGCTAGGCCAAGCATTCCAAGGCCAACCTGACGGTCTACTTCTGGCGACAGGTACTCCCCACTACTTTCGACTCCAGTGGTCGCATGCAGTGCACACAATTCAGACATTCCATCGTTGAAAGCTTTTGGAATATCGTTTGGTTTGCAGGCACCTGTATTAATGTGTTGTAAAAGGCAGGTTCCCCTACTTGGCAGGAACACTTCAAGGCATACATTGCCACGAACCCTTTTGTTGTTGTGGTCATACTTAACTTTTACAAGCCAGATATCTCCTTGTCGGATGCCTTGGAGTAAGGAAGCTTTTGTGGATGGGGATGATTCATCCCACCACTCTTGGGTAATATTGACACACCGTTTAACCCAAGGGAGCTCATTGCGTGGAGCTTCGATGAATTCTTTAATGTCTGGGTGATTGAGATCAAGATGTAGTACACATGCACCATTTTTATAATGGCCACCCCGTCGAATAACTTCATTTAAGGTGCTATAGATCTTGCCAAAGGAAACAGGACCACTAGCGGTCAATCCTTTGCCGTTTTCACTACCTTTTGCTCGAAGGTTTGAGAGGTGAACAGCTACACCTGCGCCATAACGCAAGGCGTGAGATACAAACTTCCAGCTGGCTTCAATACCATTAGGACCGCCCATGCTGTCCTCTACGAGGAAGACCGTGCATGACACCGGCAATCTGGCTTCAGGATTATCGATCCAGGACTGAACACGTCCTGTACGAGAAATAAAATTAGACATTATACGAGATCAGACAAATCAGGTGGTTGATAATTAGGTCCTTTGAGGACTTTTCCGTCCTCGCGCTTAATTGGTTTGCCGTCTTCACCAAGCTTGGACAAATTGGATTTGTGGACGCGGCGTAGCGCTTGCTCAATATCCCAGTTCATATTCTCAGCGTACTGAGCACAAACGTAGATAAGATCAGCAAGTTCTTTTAGAGTGGCTTCCCTGTCTTTCGGGTGCATAAGCACCATTTCCTGGTCAGCTTGAAGGAACTCCTTGAATTCCTCAACGATCAAACTCGTCTGCCTCTGGCGACCACTCAAAGAGTTGTGAATGCCGTACGCACTCCGAAACTCGATCGCTTGATTGCTCAGTAAGGACATGATGGTTAAGTTCGTTCTCTAAATAATGGATTGCTTTCTTGAGATCAGACTCCTTGCAGTCTTTATGACCAGCACGGCAGATATATTTAAGTGCACAGCCAAGGTGATAGTTCAGGTTTTGATCTCGAATGAAATCCCAAACTTCTACTTTTCCTCGGGTGTAGTAGGTGGGTGAATTGGCCACTTTTTTAAAAGGTTTGAGAGTGAATTGCCTAGCGCAAAATTCTGGCGCTGTAGTGCCATAAAAAGCGTGATGATGTCTTTCTTATCAGCTTCAGGAAGTAGATCCTCAAGCCGTCTTAGCTTGAAGCTCTGCTCTATCGTCAATTCTAAAACTGGGGGAGGGGGTCCAAAGTCTGGGCTTCCCGGCGTCAAAGTCATAATCGTCTACGGTAAGAATCTTTGCTAATCGCGCATTAACTAGTGCGGTCTCTTCATCGAGATCCTTAGCAGCAAATGCATCAACACATGTTTTCCAGGTGTAGCCATGTTCTTCAAACAAAGCCACTGCTCTTTTAACTCCAATGCCAGGGACGCCTCCATAGCCGTCAGTTTGGTCGCCGGCTAATGTCTGTACCAAATGCCACTTAGCACCTTCCACAGGTGTAATGGTTTGGACGTCATCCATGTTGTAGAGCTTGCCTGGTATCTGGCGCATATCTTTGTCTGGCGAGACAATGACATTGCCAGGATGTTGAGTCGCATAGATACCCATTGCATCGTCAGCTTCTAAGGTAGGCATGAGTATTACCTCAAACTTTTCCTTTAGTGCGTTGATGACACGTTTGTAGCCACACGGCTTCTTTCTATTTCGATGCCCTTTATACTCGGGCAAAATTTTCTTCCTAAAATTTACTGAGTCACTGAAGAAAAGAATGACTTTAGGTACATCCCAAAGGAATGCGTTGGTTATTTTTATTAGTTCGCGTGCTACGGCTTCATAAGCTTCAGAGAACTTAGAAGTAACGAGAATTACGTCATCTCCCCAATCGATCTCTGTTTCGGCCGCGGCGCAGCACTTGTAGACTATGTAGTCTGCATCAATTAAAAGTTTCATATGTTGCTACGATAACGATCCGCCCACCTGTGTCTGGGGGATACATATAATGTTTCTCCCCACCGAAAGTGATCACATCGTCTTCATTAGGTGAGTAGTGCTCACCATTAACAACAGTATCTCCGCCAGTATTATTCAAGTAGACCAGGATATTTTCATGAGGAAAATCATGATCTACATGTGGGATGGAAGGTAAAAGTGGTGCAGTTGGGAAGGTTAAGTTTGCGTTAATACGATACAGCCCTTTGATTTTAATATCATTGAACTCAAGTATCTCCTTCAGAGCGAAGCACACCATATTGAAATACGGTGAAGCTTTAGTTGGGTAGCCAATGTGTTCTGGTCTAATCAGAATGTTATGGCTCATGAAAGGCATTCTTTGATGCCCTTCAGGTGGTTGCTCAAACTGCAAATCCTGCGAATAGGACCAGCTGAGGTTGGGGCCAGTAAATAGCTCCTTCATCTGCTGGTATGAGTAGAATCTAGGATTCTTTAGTCTGTTAATCATTAGTGTGTCTCCGCCCAGTTCGCACCGAGCTTGGCTTCAGCTGCAATAGGCAGCCGCATTTTGTAGTATTCACCAGCTTGCACAGCTGCTAACTCAAGAGCAAACTTGAGCTCTTCACCGTGCTCTGGATCAACTTCATACTGGATCTCATCGTGGATGAAACCCAGCTGACTACAACAGAACTGTTTGGACATATCATTAGCGATTACTAGCCAACGCTTCGCTACCACTCCGGCCCCCGATTGGAGGCAAAAATTGAGTGCCTTATGTGGCGAGTCAAGGAGGATCTTGCGTCCATCAAGAGCTTTAACAAAGCCGCGCCCACCTGCAGTTTTAATAGCAGACAGAAGATCAGCAAGTCCAGGAATCGCGTCAATATATGCAGCGCGAATCTCTTTGCCTTTCGCACGAGCTTCTTTATCGGATAATTGTTTATCAAAGCTCTGTCCTAACTTGAGATCACCTGCGCCATAAAGAAAGGCGTATGTAACAGTCTTAACGGCTCGTCTAGATATTCCAATCTTGTCAGCATTGGTTTGGTGAATGTCACCGTTGAGGAGGATGTCGGCGTATCTTCCGCCGTCGTAACGGGCCAGATAGTGAGCAAGCATCCGAAGCTCAATGCCAGACAAATCAGCCCCGCACAGCAGTTGACCTTCAGTTGGTACAAATAATCGTCTGAATCTATCTTCACTAGGAACTTGGGCTAAGTTGGGATTTCGGTGGGAACATCTATGTGTGGCACAGCTAACTGCGCAGTGGTGATGAATTCGATCAGCAGTCGTAGATAGCTTGAGCCATGCGTTCGTGCCTTCCGAGATCATCCCCAATTTCTTGGTAATATCCAGACACTTCGCGAAGTCCCCGGCAATCGAGATCCCATCTGAGGCAATCTCCTTCAATATGATCTCGTCGATAACCGGCTTCCCAGTATTCGTCGTCTGGGTCGGAGTCCAGCCATAAAAAGTGGAAAGGATCCATGCAATATGATCTCGCGATGTTGTGTTGAGTTCTTTTAGTCGAACTGATTCGCAGCCCTGAACATATCCTTGCCTTTTGTTATCTCTTTTAGGAGTGAACGTCGAGCCTTGGACGAAAGGGTGCCTTTTTTGTAGTACTTCAGTAGTCTCTTGAAGTTCTTTTTGGAGAGTCGATGCAAGCTCCCATGCAGCGCGTTCATTAATTCGCCATCCATGTATCTCCTGTTGTGTAAGTATTTCTGCGACTCGGTGCTCTAACGCAACCCAGTCAGGTAAGGGTGGAAATGGTTGCACAGTTTGGTGGTTACGTTTACGTCTTGTACGCAATAATCCTCCATCTCTTGACTCCAGTTTTTCCAGTCAGTGGTCTTAGCAAAGCTGCCTTTGTATTCACCAAGCCGGTAACCATATGATTCAAGAGAATGCCTGCCATATAGGTTGAGAGGCATATGAGGCCAATTCTTTTTCTTGTCTATATCAAGCATGTTGGGATGATATAAACGTGAAAGTACTAAGGTATCGACCGTCTTACCCTTAGGCTCAAAGAATGGATAAAGTTTTCTTATAACTGGCAGGTCATAATTAATGATGTTATGACCAGCAATGGCATCAGCTTCTTCTAGATAAGTAATTCCTCTAATGATCGGATCAGTATTACCTTGATCGTTGAAGATATGCATCTTATCTTCATCTGTATTGTAGATAGCAATGCAATGGACAGAGGAAACGCTATGTAGAAGACCGTCTGTTTCTAAATCAAAAATCAGCATCGTCACCCCTATGAACGCATGGACGTTCTTGGTGACCCTGCAAATGCATTGATTCAATCAAAACAAATGTGCCAAATATTAGAATTGCCAGGATGGGTAGCAAGTTCATTTAGATTTCCAGGTGTAAGTCTTGTCAACAAACTGAGCCTTTTTAATAGCTTGTTCTGTTGGTGGATTTGGTTTCTTCAACCGCTCTGATTCTGCATACCAAGGATGTTGCCAAGGTACATCTTTCCAATCATTAGAAATCGGTTGCCGGATTGAAGTCGGATTTAATTTCATGTTCAGTAAACTTACAAGTTTCTAGGTCATATCTAATCGTTGATGCGATGCCAGTTTCGCCAGTATATCTATTTTTAAGGACTCTAATTGTTGTATCAGAGTGTTCAGATCCGTCTTGTTGATTTCGCTCCAATGCGATGACTGAATCTGATAACTGAGCGATTGAAGCTGAGCCACGTAATTGTCCCAGTGTGACTCTTCCTCCTTCTTCATGATTGACATCGCCTCCTGCGCGACGTAAGTGTGAAACTAAAAAAAGAGCAATGCCAGTACGTTCCACCAAACTTCGCAGCTTAGTCATAGTGATATCTAGCATTCGTCTCTCATCCCCTTCCAAACCGGATAGGAGAATAGATAAGTGATCTAAAAATATAATTTTGGTATCAAGCCCGCAAGCCAGATACTCAATGCGGTTGTAGATAACATCAGGGTCATAGGACCCAAAGCCATCAAATAAAAACAACTGCCACTTGGCTAGTGTCTTTTCGTAGGCATCGGTCAGTGTCTTTCGGTCATGCTCCCCTAAGTGGTAGGGGTGTCCGAGATGTGAGGCCATGAGTCCGAGAGCCGTACGATGGTTGGATTCTTCAAGCGCCACGTAACCGACCCTGCACTGCTCACTGAGAAGATGAGTTGCGAGTTGACGGCAAAAGGATGATTTCCCGATCCCGCTTCCAGCAGTAATCGTTGTAAGCTCTCCATATCTGATCCCGTGAAGCTTTCTGTTGAGTCCTGAAAAAGGATATTCATAGTCAGCTGGTGGTTGAGGTGTAGTTACAAGTTCAAGTAAGTTTTTACCTTCTACAATGCCGTCAGGTCTGTACGGTTTAGCGTTCCAGATTGCTTCCTTGAGAGACTGTTGATCTCCAGCCATTAAGGCGTCTGAGGCATCCTTGTAGTCCTCTAGACGGGCTATCTTTACGATGCCAGGTGGTAACACACTGGCGCAGTCTTCAGCAGCCTTCCTGCCGGCTTCATCGTTATCAAAGAATAGAACTATTTCGGCGTAACCTTGGAGCCATTCAAGATTTTTTTGGACTGATTTTTTAGCCCCAGCAGCGCCAGTAGGTAGGCTGACATGCGGCCAGCCAGGCATAGCCTCTGCTCCTGACGCTGCATCCAGCTCTCCCTCATAGATGATAACTCGTTTTCCTGTATTAGGGAATAAATACTGGCCGAAAAAGCATCCATGAGTGTCACCTTCATAAGTAAAAGTTTTATCCTTTGTCTTTAGCTTTGAGCCTAGAAGGACGCCATCGCGGCTGAAATAATGGAAACGTAATCGTGTTCCGTCTTTGTAGATTTTGTAGAGCTCACAGGTTTTTTCTGACAGCTTTCGTTTCTGCAGCCTTTGGGCTGAGCCTTGGAGTTGGACATTGCTAGTCATTTGAGAGTGAAAATTGCCATCACCAGATACATAGGTATGGCAAGCGAAACAATAAGTGTGGCCATCAGAGTACAAACTATTAGCATCTGATGAGCCACAAGATATACATGGTTCATGTCTGACAAATTCAGACGAGCCATTCAATGGGGATGGTTGCATATGAAGCCCATTTAATCCCGTGTTTATCGCAGAATTGTGCGTACGTGGTTTTACTTTTCTTAGATATTGTGTTGTAGGGAGCTTGAAAGACCATCCGAAGATCTACCAGTGGATTTTGTTTAATCACTGCTAGTACCTTCTGACGGTCCTTGCTATCCCAATACCCCTTAGTCTCTAGCCACACCCCATTAGGGAGGCAGAAATCTGGGGTGTAGTTATGCTGTATTTGATAAGGGATCTTTGTGCTTTCGTACTCAAAAGAGACACCAAGCTCCCCGAGCAAGTCAGCGACTCGCTCTTCCAACTTGGATCTAAAAGCCATTAAAAATCGTCGTCTTCTACGCTGCTAGGTGGAGCAGGAGTTACATTTGGATCAGTAGTTTTGAAGCCATCACATTTGCCGAACAACTCAGCAACGGCGTCAGCAGACATATCGCCAGTGTCGATACCTGCATCAGAGTTGAGGCTGACAACTTGGACACCAACTAGCTTCAGAGAGCTGCCATAAGTAACACCATCCTTGAGGATGTATGGCTTCTGATAGAAACCTAACTTGACCTTGCTACCTTCATACAAAGGCGCATCAGTCACAGGCATACCTTCAGTGTCTACCACTGGAGGCTTATTCTCATCATTCCAAGAGAATTTTACTTTGTATTGACCCTCAGCAACTTCTTCCCAGGGCTCTGGTTTGAGAGTGGAACGCTTAGGGTTCTTCAGTTTTGATTCAGCCCACTTGAGAATATTGATACGCTCTTCTTCGAGAACATCAACAACTTCTTGACCAACTACTGCGCCCAGTGAATAGCCAAACTTACTTGGCTTAAGGACAGCCTGATAACCAGCGAGGGTAACAGGAGAATCAGTCTTGTGGATAATACGTGCCATTAGCAGAAAAAATAGGTGGATTCGATTACTGATTCCGGTTCAAGGTCACCAATAATCGGCGGTTCAGTTTTAGCTCCGATCTGTTTAGCGAAGCTATTTAGGTAGTCATGCTCCGCAAATAAGTGCATGTAAACTTCGCGGACAATGCTCGATAAAGTAGCCATGTCACAACTACGGCAGAGAACCGAGTCGTGTATGAGGGCCAACGGTGCGTAAAAGCGGAGTGCAGATAAGTGGAGTAAACTCGCATCAAGTGAATGAATAAGATTGGGCGCAGTAGCATTTTTGTGGTGAGCTATATCAACTTCATCGGTATAACCATCAGCAACCTTGACCTTTACTGTGCCAAGTAGCTGAAGTTTGACGGTGGAGATCTTAGCTTTCATAAGCTTCTGAGTGACGACAAACCCAGAGGGAGTTACCCACTCAATTTCGTCGGCACCATCTTTTATTACACCAGCTACTTCATCTTCAATCCATTTCATTACAGCCATAGGACCAGGGACAACCCTGTCCATGGCAGCTCTCACGGCTTTTACAGTAGCGGTTAAATCATCTTTATCTATCTCTACGTTCTTATCTTTCAGAGCGTCTCTAATATATTGTCTATTACTATAAGGTTTAGCATTATATGGAACTGTCATTACTACACGTTTAACAGTTTTCCTATCCATATGTGGACGGATTGACTCTGGAACGTGAGGCTCTGCTTCTGCAGCTACGACTTTATAAGCATCCTGAGGTTCGACCCCAGGGAGTACATTAACGAGTCGAGCTGTAGATTTGTCTCTTGCCAACCCTGCCAAGATTTGTAAACCTGAGCATGTGGCATCCACAGCGATAGGTAAAGCGGTGTAATGCCTAGAACAATCAATAAGACAAGCATAATACTCTTCACAAGCTGCTAAGAAACACCAAGGTTCATCTGCTGCTTCCCATTCAGGCAAGTTGCCAATCGGGTCAGTAGCGACCTTGGTTATTAGTTCATGGTTCTGTTCAGCCCACTCCAGTCGTTCCCGAATGGTGGCTTTATCTAGACCATATGTAGTGGCACATTGAAATGCCAACCATTCCTCTGATTCTGGTGTAAGGAATCCTTGCTCATAAAACTGAAGCAAGCTCTTACCAAAGTCAGTATCTTGAGGTGTTAAGAATGCAGGAATTGGGTAAGCTCTACCTCTGTAATCAAAAGACCACGGAATGTAGAACTTAGGGACAGTCTTAAATCGTTTGACTGCCTCCATCGTCATCCTTGTACGGCATGACTTCCTGAATTCCTGCGCATTGAGGTTCATCACCTCCGCAGCTCGCCTTCGATAGTCCTTACGGGACTCCGCATTGTCTGCGATATCGAAAGGCTTAGGTGGGAGCTCGTGGTGAACAATAGGAAGGAACTTACCAACCGCTCTACCTATTTCTTCCAGTTCCTCAGCAACCCGTACCACAAAGGGATTTAGGGTATAAGCAACCTTCTGAATATGGTTGAGAAAATTGATTGGAGTTTCCCCCTGTATAAGGGGGCCATTGCTCCCACGGCGGACCATTTCGTGTCCGCGCATTACCTCATTCAGGATGTAGCCGCCTGGTCTCTCGTTTGACCAGTCATTGGGCTCGATCAGCATGGGCCAAGTCAGCGGGCTGAATAGCTCAGCATTTGCCATGACTTGATCCTTGATCTCTACAAACTCAGGGGTAGGGACTACATAGTTATGTGTCTTCTTTCCCTCCCTTCTGTTATCGACCATGAACCAGCCACTGGCAGCCATGATGCACTCCAGCAACCATGTGCCTAGCTTGGTTTCAATGATTGAGCCCCACGGCTTCCATTCTTTAACGTCATAACGCTTCATCAGAACAGAGATCACTTTGACCTTCTGCTGAGTGCCGATTGAAGCGTGCCAGTAGTTTTCTTTTAGTTTTTCTAGGAGTCCTGGTGCGTTTGCTTCGTAGTGCAGCATCTGACACTCATCAGACACTGCTTTACCAATAGCCCGAGCAACAGAGACAAGCCGAGTGTTCTCTACTCGATAGCTGAAGACCTTATCGAAGGTCATTTTGCAAGCAATGGCCGCGGCCGCCTCAGAGCTGATCTGTGCCAGATGAGAGTGAATTTCGCGGAATAGGACCCCGTTCTTCCTTTCGTGTATTCGATCATGGGTCTGATCGATACGTTGTATTACGAGTGGCAAGAGAGTATCGATGCTCGCCACGCCATATGGAGAGGCGCTGGCGTAATCCTTTTCCTCTAGCTTTTTAGTGTTGTCTCGTAATCTTTTGAGCCCAGCTTTAATTTGCTGCCGCTCTAATTGTATCTGCTCATCTATTTCTGCAGGGGTGGGCAATAAAAATCCTCCACTGGATCCGGTAAATGTTGATTATTCACTAGTGGATAGCTGAGATACTAATAAGGGCCAGGGTTTTACCCCTGACCCGTCCACTAGTGCATGTTTTTATGCGCTAGAACCTAAAACCAGCGCGTCTACCAATTCCGCCAGGTGGGCAAAGGGTTCTCAGTCTTCGCAATAAGCTGTTTTGACCGAGAAGAAGAGGTTATCAGCCGTATAGCTGACCCCCTTGGATCCACTAGATCGCGGCTTGAGCAGCGAACTTGGTTTGATCGACACACTTGGCGTAACGAATCGTTGTCTCAATTCGTTTGTGACCCATCAGCTCTTGAAGGGTGCGGAGCGGTGTACCAGCAGCAGCGTGCCAGGTACCAAATGAATGCCTAAGGCAATGGAAGACATAACAGTCGTCAATGCCTAGGTATCTCGTTGGTTTCCTGAAAACGTCTAACAACTGGAAGCGGTCGTTCCACTCATCGCCGAAGATCTGTAGATCTTGATGCGCTCCATGGCAACGATCAGCCAACATCGACTCGCATGACTCGTGAAACGGGACAAAGCGATAGTTGTTGGCCTTGGTTTTGAAACCAGGGCGACCACCAACGTGGATACCCCGATCAACAAAATCAACGTCCTTGGCTTTGAGCTTGAAGATCTCGCTCTGCCGTAGACCATGGAAGGCAGCAAACTCAACGATGTCTGCCAGATCCTCTCGATCGAAGATCTGCTCAGCGCATTCGACAATGCGTTTGACCTGCTCCTTTGTGAACCACCAAACACGTCCAACGTCATCCGTTTTGTAACGGAAGTATTTAGGACGTTTGAAGTTAATCCGCTCGTTCTCATAACAAGTATCGAGAACAGTAGAAACACATCCGACAACCTTGTTAATGGTTGCTTGAGATAGTTCCGTTGTGTCCTCGAGCTCAATCATGAGAGCACGCATCCTATCCCTTGTGAGTTTGGTGATAGGACACCTCAAACCAACAATTTCAGATACTTTGTCTGAGTTGATTTGATTGCCTTGTGATGTGGCTCCTAACGGTTTCCCGTTACGGATTTTCCAGCCGGGGCGCACATACCTTGTGTATTCAAGGCACTCACCCCAGGAAGTCAGTAGTTTTGTCATTTAGGATGGCAATGATACGTTCAGCAGTTTTGTGTCCCTTAACAGTGAGGGACAAAACCTGTCGGCGTCTATTGGATGGGTCTACCTCCTTTGTAATTAGCCCTAATCCGTCTTTCCCTAGCCTGTTCTCTTCACACAAGAAATCTGTGCATCGAGAGCCAGCTGCAACAGAGAGCCCGAATACCTGCTCAATCTGTTGCTTATGGCACTCGTCGTGGGTAGCTACATAAAGGAAGGCGCTAACCACTTGGAGCGGGATATGATCCATCTTTGGAGCAACCTCAGTTCTGAGATACTCCAGAGCCTTAAGCAGATTGATCAGGCGATCGTCTGTCAGTTGTTTGCGTAGGGGGTCCACTAGATAGGGGTTCTGGACCTCCCCACTCTATACGAATCTTCCACATGTGGATAGATACATCCCAAAAGGATTCCTTATCGATCCCAATGTAGAAGTCCTTGAGAGTGAATAGATGCGCCAATGATTACTCGTGTGTGAATGGACAAGGGAAATCCTCTAACGGAATGTTTTCAGCAGCAAGGAGTGTTACAATGTGGTCATCTGTTTTTGCGCATCCGTGTATAAACCTCTTTGCGCATTTGTACATGTACTCACTCATTGTCACGCCGTCTCTTGCAGCTAGTTGCTTAAGGACTCTGTGACAGCGTTCATCCATGAGAACTTGAACACGTTTCTGAGCATTGAACACTTGATTCAGCTTGGTTAAAGCAGGCTATGCAGACGATGATTACATATGGCACTACCTCATGTCGTCAGTGATACAGAAATCAATGTCATCCTGTAACTGTTCATGCATTAATGTTAAGAGCTCGTCCTTATTTGGATGTGTGCGGATCTCTTTAATTAATTGATCAATCCTCGTCTGTTTCGTCTTCTGATTCATTGGTTGATGGGACAAAGTGGATGGTGTCCGGATCACAAACTGTGAACTCTGTGTCCGGCTTCATATACAATTCATGTATTTTTTTGTCAGCGGCGCTGTGTCTTTGGTATATGTGCTCCTTGACTTTGCCGGTCTTAACATTCTGTTCTCGGATCATGCAGCAGACACTTGAAGGCATCTCCCAGGCATGAAGCTTCAACATCAATAACTCGGCAAAAGTAATAGGAATAAAGAAATCATCAGGCTGCTTTTTGTATTCTTCCCAGTTATTTGGAAAGTACGGCTTCTTTTTCTGCGTCATGAACCTCAATAACGTCATATAGTGTGGCGTCCAGTTCTTTGGACAATGCAAATGCATGCCAAGCTGCATGCTCTAGATCGGCTGCCATGAAGTAATACGTGCCAGCAGAAGTGTTCGCTTGATATAGTTGCTCAGGGTCCATGCGCTTTGAGAGTGATTATTTGGAAAAGTATTTACGGGAAACGTGATTAGCTCGTTGCCAAATTACGGCCGTAGAAAATATCCCCACCATTCCAATGATGGCGAGGATAATAGTTTGTTCAGTGATCAAGATTCGTAGTTCTCCTCAGTGATAACTTCCAGGTACTCGTAAACACTAAACGCAGGAAGTTTGTTATTGTGTGCATCATTGAGACCGTCATACCAGCCATCAACTTCATCGCACCAGTCCATGACTTCAACTCGTTTCATCAACCAAGCTCCATAGTGTCAACAAAGGGTTCAATAATGGGCATCTGTGGTTCAGTCTTTGGCGTGATTGCATCCAGGATCTGGAGCAGCTCCATGCCATTCCGACCGCGTGCCAACAGTTGCTTGAGAATTTGAATGGACATTGTTAGTTAGTTTTGGTGAATAGTTTGTGCAGTAGTCTCCTTCCTCAAGAGGAAAGTTCGACCACATTTTCGTCTGCGTCATTGCATACTTCCTTGATATAGTCAGCTGCTTCAAGCAGACTGCGTTTCTGATGAGGTGGCAGAGTATTGCCTGCTTCCAGGTGTTGCTTCAGATCACACTTGATAGCGTTGCGAACAAAGCAAAGAATCTCGCTAAAGTCGCAATCAGTAAACTCAATTTCAGCCCCATCCTTGAAATACAAGCTCAGCATTTCTGCTGGTGGGTAGTAGTTAATGTGTGTTACTTGCTCTTCACAGCGATAGTTTGCTGTTAGTTGCATTGTGCGTCCCTGCGTTTGAGAGTGAAAAAGGGTCAAAAAAAGGGGTTGATCCCCTTAGAAAACCCGCCCATCCACAAGAGGATAGGTAGGGTTTAATGAGAAGATCAGAAGTTGTTATGGAAGAACCAAGTTTCTCCGTTGAATTCAAAAGTCATGAAGTCATAAGAGAGTGAATGACGCCAAACAATGTCCCAGTCGATAGCAAAGAAGACAGGGTTATTGTCATCAACAATGCCACAATCGGTGTACCATTGCTCAGCAAATCGAGCTTCTACATCGTATCCCGAATCATACTGAGAGAAAGAATCTTGGAATTGACGACCAGATTCAATGCCATAATCAGAGAGTTCAGAGATGAAGTCCTTGCATTGCTGCACGTCCCAGAGATCAGCTTCATTAGGGACTGATTCATAGATAGCGTCCCAAAGCAAAGTGGTATCTGAGTCAAGAGATTCGTACCACTGATCAAACTCGTGATCTTCTTCTTCTGCATCCTTGCCGTAGCCAGTGTGAGTGTTACGAGCTTCTACGATTGCCTCGAAATAGTCAGTGTAGGCAATGCGTCCATCCTCACGAACATAACCGCAAGCGGTTGCGTTGTCAGTGTGTGAAGAATCAGGGTGGGATTCGATGTGCTCAAGTAGAGCAAGTCCTTCCATGCGATTAATAGCCACAACCATGAGTGAATGAATAAACAACAGTTGAAGGTTGAAGCCTTCAGAAAGTAAACCCAAGTGCATCCTTGGGAATTACTATTTGAAAGAATCAATCAATTGCTAGCATCCTTGGTAGGATGTCCTAGCTATTAACTCACCGCGGCGACGTCCTGCGTTCTGGTGATTCGTTAGCATCCCGCGACGGTCTGAGCACTATCGCTAGTGCGCCCCTGCGGTGTTTGCTGTGGTTCCTCACAGCTTGTGGCGTGCGCCCCTGCTAACTCGTTGTAACTCTGCGTCCTTGCGGATGAGAGTGATTTGAGAGTGAATTAATATAAATAAATCAGCGCTGAGTAATTAGAATTAAACAGCACTGATTGATTATAATTAATCAGACTTGAGTTGCAATAACTCGGGTATCTTTCAGAATGTTATTAACGAAGAAACCGAGGGAAGCACACTCGTTCATCATAAAGTTGATGATAGAACGGCGGGACACGTTCTTATATTCATAAGCTGTCCCGTTGTTAAAGAAAACTGCAGCAGTACCATTGAGCAGATCAACGCTGATAGCGCGAGCACACTTAGAAGTACGATTGAAAACAGTTTTTGTGAAAGGCATTTTGTTTGAATTAAGTGAATGAATGGAGGGATAATGACCCTCAGAAAATGAACCGAACTCTAGAAATGTTCGGAATCACTTTGGGAGGAGTATTCATCCAAACGCTGTAGATAGCAATAAAGCAGTTCGTTGCAGTATTCAGCGTTATAGTTCACGCACCAGTTGATATGATCAAAGGTGGTGTTGATGTTGTAGTAGGAAAGCATTTGAGAGTGATTGATACACAAGAGGATAGATTAGTTAATCGGATACACAATAATCTGCACAATCGATTGGATCGATATCATAAAAATCGTAGAACAATTTATTATCCATATCGTATGTATCTCCACCGTCTACATTGTGTAGAACTGGGAAACTATCCCAATACAATCCATCCTCTGGATCTAGCAAAGCATCACTAAATGGTCCGCTCTGTTGTCTTGATCCAATGTGAACCCACTGTTCACCCATTATTACTTTCTTTCCATCAATTTGGAAAACATCATCTTCGATCTCGTAATCATAGAATGAATCGGTTGTCAGAAGTTGTCCTCCTTTGTTGTTTGTTTGTTGATGAATCAACTATAGCAGATGTTAGTCTGTTTGTCTTGATTTAGTGGTCAGTGTGTTATCTGTCCACTGGTGGATGATTTCAGCTCCGCTTTGCGGTTTACTTTCACCCGATAGATGGAAGGGTTTAAGTCAGCTTCGCGCTGCTCTCCTCATTCCATACCTATAAGGTAGCAGAGTATTTCACCAAATGGGAGATTGGTGTGCTAGTTTGTCAACTGTCCACCAGTGGATGGGTTAGCATCAGTATATCACCCCTATGTATGAGAGTGAATGATAGTAATAACACAGTGTTGTATAATATTAATTCGTATTAGATATGATTGATGATGTTAATTAATATCGAGTCGCTACAGATCGCGAGAGAAAGAAAAATAAATAAAATGAACGAGGTGCACCCCCTCCCCCCTAATCAACCGCTGAAAGGGTAGTCCCCGCCTCTGGATTACCAATCCAGTGGGTAAATCAGACCCCCCAATGGGGGTAATCGCGTCCCTCCCCACACGCTATATGGGCTCAGACATTTCTGTCATTTTTTATCGGGACAATTCTTGCAGGAATTGACCGAATCTATAGGATAAACTGCGTTAACAACGACATCAGCACCACAGTTTTTACATTTGACCACCTTTATTGGTGAGTTCGCCAGATCCTCCATCTGATTCTCCTTCAGATTCGTATTGATTGACCATTTGATAGCACCACTCACGTAGTTCATTAACAAACGGTGTGAACTTAGCAATACCGAACACACGCCCTACTTGTTTCGGAGTAAAGCGAATGCAGGCACTATTTTTGTAGAAGACTCGGAAGTGGTTTGGACCCGTTCGTACCCTCATATAGGTTACGTTGGTTTCTTTCGTATTCTTCTCGAAGTTGTACTCCATTCTTTTCTAAACTGTAGGGTGGGTTAGTTTTGAAATCTTGTAGATCCTGCACATAAGGCGGGAACCAAGTATGAACCTGCACGCATTGTTTCCAATTGGCAGGGGATAGACACCCAAGCAGTACTACAGTAAAGAAGTGCTGGATATAAGTCAGTACAGTTAACATAAGTAGTATATTGTGCCTCAGATATCAACGAATGAGGTGGGAGATGATATTTAGTGTCTACTATTCAGTAATAAAGGGGAGCCGAAACTCCCCAGTCACAGAAGAAGAGTCCACCCTTCTCCTCCCCTGTATAAGGGGCCTATTGGTCTAAACCCAGGTGTGGACTGAACTTCTTTTTGTCTTAGCTCTGCTGTTTTGTCTTTGCTCAAGGTCGTAACCAAGGGCTAAATGATTAGCAGCAGCTTGTGGATCATCGATCATTTCAGCGATCATGTCTGACCATTCAGCTCTTTTACGAGAGACCATTGCCTCTTGAGCACTGAGGGCTAAGCAATCTGTAAAGTATTTGACGCCTTGACTTAGACAGTCAATTCTGTCGTCGTGTTTAACGGCGCCTTTTTCCTTACACATCCTGCTCATTTGGTAGAACAGCATATACAGGAGTCGTTCTTCTGGAGGTAGTTGCTTATTCGAGGAATAATCCCATTCAACGACAGAACGATCAACAACCAACCGATGTTGGTTAAGAATAGGCTCCAGAGCATCGATGATACGATCTTCTTTTCTAACATTTGCTCGTATCTCTTCTATATCTAAGTTGACCTTGACTTCTTTAAGGTGTTTACGGAACAGCTCAGTAACCATGCCATCACCAAAGTTTGTTTCAATAACGAGCTTGGTTACGTTGAACTTCCTACAACCTTTCAGAATGTCCAATAACGTGTTGTCTGAGTATCCATCTCTGTAAGCTCGCATTTCATGCAAGTACAGAAAACCATTTCGTTGGGAGATATAAGCTGCAGCCGTCTCATCCGAGCCTCTACCCGATGGGTCAACTGAGCAGATTGTTTCTTGGTAAGGACCCCATTCACCTTGGAACTGCATTGGACTGTAGAAATAATCTCCAGGTAGTCCGACAGTTGGGAGGTCTTTGAGCGTGTTGTTAGGGTCTGAGCACCAGACGAGACCGTCAGGAGCGTTAGTAGGATTAACAGAGGTGACGATAAGGTCAGCCATCTTAAGTGGGAATTTTTCTGCATCGCTTAACGTGGTATCCAACATGAACTGGAGAAGGAAGTTCGATCGGCCCATAGCCGCTTCCCTCTCCACTAGATCTTCATCTCCAAAGCGATCGGGATCAGTTACATCCCAAGCTTTTGCTCCGTTATCGATATCCGATTGGAGCTGGGGCGCCAAGAGTCCCTCGTAATTAGCAAGAGACCGTGGGACGCGGGCTGGCCACACGAATGGCCTGTAATTGCGTTCGGCAAGTTTCCTATAGACTGTAAAGGTAGTCTGAGGAGTGCCGAGATACATAATCCGGCTATCATTTTTTGGAGTAAGAATAGATTCAGCTTCTGTACATAACTGCAGAAGCTTTTCTCTCATTAATTCAGTAAGACTGTTTCCCGGGACTTCAATGTCGTCGAGAATCATTAAATCTGCGCGGCTTCCGGTTAGCTGTCCAGTAATGCCCACCGACTTTACGGACGGAGCCTGGTGAGGTGAGCACTTCACATCGAAGCTTATTCTGGACCATCTTGCATCGTCTGCGCTCGGACGTAAATGAGAAAGCCATGGTGTCTCAATGATAAGTTTTTGTAGAAAGATGCTCATGTTGTCTGCACGCTCTTTTGAAGCGGAGATAATCATGATCTTCTTTTCTGGATTATTAAACAGAGTCCAAAGAACAAAAGCACCAGTAATCCAGGACTTGCCGACACCTCGGAAGGCTTGGATTTGTAGACGTTTGGGACCGTGTTGTAAATAATCTGCGATTGCATATTGTGCTCTGGTGGGTGAAGGTAGATCTAATTGCTGCCAGAGAGCCTGTAAGAACAGCTTGAAATCAGCCTGCAGGGAATAGAGCACGGAGACCTCCCTAGGAGGCGCTGTACGGCGTTTTCTCGGCAT